GTTGCTGGTGTTGCCCTGTAAAGAAAAGTATCTGTTCCTGTAAATCCTGCGTTTGGAGTGTATCTAAACGCACCTGTATTCGCATTTAAAACTTGCACCGAACCATTCGATGGGTAACCGCCAGCAGAAATAGAATATGTAACACCGCCTGTTGTTTCAAAATCATCGTTTGATGCTACGTTGAAATCAATATAATTGTCGAAAGCAAGATCAAACGTAAATGCATCATTGATCGCATCTTTTTCAGGATTCTGTACAGAGACAGTAATCGTAGAATTGATCGATCCACCACCAACAAAATTAGCTTTGATCACAAACGAATCTGATCCATACCAGTCTGCGTTTGGCGTATACGTCCAAGTGCCTGTTGACGTAATTTTACCAAGCGCTGTTGTAGTGTTCGTAGTCAAAGTTGCTGTTGCTGTACCGTTTGACGGTGCTGTCAATATTTCAAGCGAAGAAACTTCTGCTGGTACATTATCTATTTTGAAATTGGAATTGGTAATTGTGCCACCGTCTTCGAACAGAAGAGAACCTGAAAGACCCGCTTTCGAAAATGTTCGAACTTCGACTGTAGAGTATAAATTATCTGTGTCGTCATAGTCGTAGATATTAACATCGGCAGAAGTAATAACCGCACTTGTTGCAGCAATGTTTTTATAGAGACTGAGTTTCATTTCAAAGTCAAGTGTGTAGATGATCGATCTTCTTGCCTCAATCAACCCTTCATAGTCATCACTAAAAGTAATACCTACCAAAGAAATTGGCGTATCTTCTTTTGTATCAAAATCAGATAAAGGCTTGACAGTCACCGTATACTGTGGTGTAAAATATGGTAAAATCTGTTCGACAATTTGTAATGCATCATCTTGTGATTTTGCATAAACATTCAACTGAAAGCCAATTAGATAAGGAACGGGTGTGTAAAGCTCTCGCGCACCACCTTCGAAGTTCGTGGGAAAAGTCACACACTTATTCATCTTAGGCAATTGTCTTGCAGGATCATATTGCATATTCGTAATTTCAAAAGACATTCTTGGCAATTTAATTGCTACCTGACGCTCTGCTTCTTCACCATCTTGTGTTGCATCGATTCTAGCTAGAAAATCTCTTTTTGGTGCGTAAGACAAAGGTACTTTAACTTGACTCATTACAGCACCAGCGCTGTTTGTTCGAACAACATTAATGTTATTAAACAGAGAGCCAAACACCGCTACTGCTTTGCGAATCCTTTGGTGATAAAAATAAGTGCCAAACATTAGACTGGATCTCCAAAGGGATTCTGCTCACTGAAATCAATGATATTTGTTGCTTCAGTATCGAAGTCTGCATTCTGTTGACTGTCTTGCAAATCTTCTTCGCCTACTGCTGACGGCTTACCACCAATTCCATTTTCATTTTCAATTCTGTACAATGTCGAAAAGTTATGAAACTCGCCATCGCTCGCTCCAGCGTGAGCAACATAAACTTTATACGCGCTTGAAACGGTTGCGTCAGTCTTAACAACATCACCTGTAATTGTAAATCCGTTTGGATTTGTCTGAGTAATTGTATCACCAATCTCAAATTTGCCTGTCATTTGTGCTAAATCAAATGTGAGAATTGTTTGATAAGCATGATTAGATTCGATGGTATCAAGATTGAGACTCGTATCAAAATCTTCATCATTGTACTCAAACAACTCTGCGCGAATGCGAAACACAGGCAAGTCTTTCAATTGATAAAACGGATTTTCTGTTTCGACTTTTGTAATCTCAAAGAAAGACCTTGACAAAGTAAGATAGATCAAGTCACCTTCGCGCGGGCGATAAAATGACTGAGTGTCAGTGTTTTCATAAAAAGCAACTTTAGAATTCCATCGACGACGCGCTACAATAAATGTAGCAGCATCACGAATTTCTACACCAAACTTGGTAAACAGATCGCCTTCACCGTCAAAACCTTCGACGTTTTCAATGTACATTTCAATACGATACGCATCTTTGAATCTAGAAGTAGAGTCATCGCTAAAAATAGTATCGCGATTAACTATTTCACGAGGTAAATAGTAAACATCTTGCCCATAGATTTTCAGTGACTCAATTATAATATCTTCGTAGAGTCGCTGTTCTGATGCTGTTCCTTGACTGAAATATCGATTTATAGCCATGTTAACCCACGAAGAAGTCGACAGGTAGCTCTTGCTCTGTTCTCAGCTTCTCTTCTAGACGTTCAATATCAGCGGTCGCATCTTCAAAAATTTGACGACCATTCATCGTTACACCACCAGGTAATTGCATTCCTTCAAACTTGCTAAGATTCGCACCCCATTGCTGCTTGATTAAAGCGGTGGTGTAGTCTTTGATAAACATGTCATTGTAGATGCTTGTGTGCGTCTCAGGATCGATTGTTTGAAAAACTTCTGCAACCAGATAGTCACCAGCTTGCAGGTCTTTGTCTTCAAAGTCGCCCCAAATATACAGACGATTCTGACGGCGTGAAAACTTCACAGTAGGATGCCCGTGAAGCTGAAGATCGATCATGCTCAGATATTGCTCCATCTGATACAGATACGCAAGATCGCCGGCGAAGTTAATGAAGTCGCCCATGTTATTCAAAAACATCTGATAACGAATGTCAAACAGATTACCAGAGGAACCAAATGTAGAAGAGAACGGAAACACTTTCGAAATAAAAATAATGTTCGACGAAATAGGAACATACCCGTTCGTAACATCGTCCGCAGTCACTTGATATTTCAGATAGGTGCGAATGGTCGCATCGCTGTGAAACTCTTGATATTTTTGAATTGCATCATCTACTTTATCTTCTACCTGATCAGTATCGACATTAATTTCAATGACAGGCTCTCCGAGTCTGCGCAAGCAAAAATCAATCAGTTCTTGTCTTGATGCTGGTGATGCCATTTATTTTAACCCCAAAGAACCGAACCTGTAGAATCGTAAATTACCAATCTTCTACCCGAACCATCTAAGAATTGATCTGCAAATTGAAGTGTGCTGCCTACACTCACGCTGTCAACAGTGGTAACTTTACCCACTGTAATAGCATTGTTTGTAGAGTCCCCTCTTGTCGTTACTGTATCAAGAGTGTCTTGTTCAGAGTCTAAGAACGGAAGGCTTCCTGCGTCTCTAAATCCAACATTGTTGCTTGAGTCAATGACAAGGAAGTTACTTGCTGTAGGATAGTTTGCAAGTTGATTTAGAACAAGTCTACCAAGTGTTAGCTGATTAATAGAAGGATCATAAGAGAAATTCGAATCAGCATTTACACTATCAATGCCGGCATTGACACCAGCAAACAGCGGATAGAATGTTCCGCTGTCATCAGTTTTTGTAATTTGAATTTGTCTTGCAAATGTCGCTTCACCAGCACTGTCACCCGTAGGAGCTCCTGCGTACACTTCACCTGTAACTTCGTCGATGTAAAGAGCCAGCGAAGTTTGCTGTGTTTCAGTAACATTAATAAAAAGTTTACCACCAACAACAACATTCGAATCTACATTTAACGCCCGATCAATATTCCAGCTATTCGTACCTGCTTTATAGTAGATGTTTGCGTTTGCGCCCGCAACGGTAATACCAGCGCTGTCTGCTGCTGCTGCGCTTCCTGCACCATCCGCAATAACAATATTCTTGTCATTGATTGTCAGAACTGTCGAATTGATTGTGGTAGTCGTACCTTGAACGGTAAGATTACCTAGAATCGACACACTGTCAGCAATAAGCCCACCGACTTGAATATTATTTCCTGTCTGTGCGCCGCGACTTGTTACTGTGTCAAGAGTGTCAGCTTCAAAAATAGTGTCGCTAATCCGACGAAACCCAATGCTATCAACCGAAGCATCAAAAGGATTGCCCTTAACAAACAACGCATAAAGACTTGAAGAATCAGCAGAATCTAGCTGACCAGATTGAAATGCAAGACCCTTGATGATAAGTTCGTTAGTAAAAGAACGTGTTCCATCCGTATTAGAAATAAGAACGGCCCCGTCTGACTCAGGAACACCTAAGCCCGGTTCAGCCTGATCAAGAGTTAGATACTCAAATCTGCCAGAGTCTAACTGAGTTGGATCAGTTCTTTTTACTCGACCACTAAGGGTCCTTATCAATCTAGCCATTTAGAGATTCCAGATAACTTAATGTGAGTTTCATCGTGCTGCCAGATCCTGCAGATACAGAAGCGCGAACTCTGTTGCCTTGTTCGACAATTAATTTTCCTGTAATCAAGCCAGTTGCATCTTTTGGAGGTATAGGAAAATCTTTCACAAGCTCTGTCGCAACAAGGCTTACGTTATTATAATGTTGGAATGTAACTGTATGCTCAGCGCTATCAGTGTTAGCAACCTGAGCCATCAGAACAATTGTGGTAATTCCAGAAGGCACAGTGTATACAAGATCACTATCGCCGATGAACCCACCAGAGGGTTCTTCTGCAATAACCGCAGTTGTCGTTTTAAATACGTTTAATGGAATAGCCATTTATCAACCCTCAAGTGCTAGGATATACGGAGTTAAGATTTGATACAGCGATCTTTCGAAAGTTTCACCTTCGATTCGACCGAGCTGTCTACGAATTGTCAATTCACTACCAATTCTAAAATCACCAAGTTGGTCGGTACTTGTGAATACCACAAGCCCTTCGTTATTTGCTGAATCAAAAACAACTTCTTTTGTTTGATCTGGTATACCACCATTTTGAGGAATTGCTGTAAACGTGTTCGTACCAGCACCCACAAATTCGAAAGTGTGAGAACTTGTAACGATATTTGATCTTTGTTTAAAAGAAATCGTTTGATTTCTTAACTTGTCCTGATTCAAAGGTGGCTCAAATGTAATTGTATATTTCCCAGGAGCAACCGAATCAACATCAAGAACTGTGTAGTAATAATTTTCTGAATCGAAAAGTATTGCGTCACCATAGTTCGGGCGCTTATACTGACCAAATGGATTTAAGTAATCTGTAGAATCCAGATTTGTAATTTCATTAACGATCATAACATCGTCAAATATGAAATAATCAGAATCCAAAGTACCAGAATAAAGAACTTTACTACTACCTGTTGCAACAAGCCCACGATCACCAAAGCTAGAGTTAGAGTTAGTCAGTGAGCATTGCCCACCATCTTCAGCTAGAATTCCAGTTTGTGTAGAAATTGTGAAGATAGAAACTAGCTGAGCATAACCCCGATTGAGAATATGAACCCCAATTCCTGCTGCATTGTATTGAGTAAATGCATCAGCAACCATCGATCTAAGCCCTGTCGCTTTAGATCCATCTACTTTCAGACCAGTACCATTTGTGGTAATAGATGTGCAGTTTTGAATATAGGGTGACTGAATAATAAAAGGACCTGCACCAGGGCTATCTACATTGGGATCGAACGCAACACACGCAGCACCATTCTGATGATCCCTAAAAGTAATGTCTCTAATATAGCAACCTGTATTAACGTAGAAAATATCTGAATCGACGTTTTGCGGGCGAATAGTAGTTGTTCTTAAGTTGTCACCAATCACAGAAGTTTTGGCAGGCAGTGTCAGAGGATTGTTAACTACATAATCGCCGCTCTTCAAGAAAATTGTTGCGTCGCCAGTTGCAGTTGCTCTTTTCACCCCTTGCAGAATAAACAAATCTCTTTGATCGTTTATAGAATTGATAGCTGCTACAAGATCAGATCCAACACCTCTAGAAGTTAGATTTGGCAAAACAACTGCAGGAACACTGTCAAGATTTCCTGCCGTAACAGCATCAATTAGAATACTGAAGTTGTTAGCAAGAATAACAGATTCTGTGGCTGTAGCATACTGCCCGCCGTTACCGGTTTCGTCTGCACCGGACGATAGATTCGATGTCAAACTGCCCTGAACAACTTCTTCTATGATGTTAGAAAGGTGTGTATAAGTTTGTGTTGTCGCAACAACTTCAGGATCGTTTGCGCTATCACCTAGCTGATTCGAACCGAACGAGAAATATGCGCGAGTGTTTATATCAATTGCAAACGTACCGCCATAAAGAATATCGAACGTAAGACCGTCGATAATAAAACCAACGTCACGGCGACATCTTACACTGTCGTAAACTAGACCAGGAACGTTTGTAGAAATATATTCTACAACTTCTGTCTTAAACCATTCACGGTTGTTTTGTAGAATAACTGCAGCATCATCAGCGTCTGGAGTAGGAAGAACTGCAGGCGCAGGAAAAACGAGATCGTCTGCTGCAGTCTCTGTGCTTTGTACGCCATTAACAAGAATGTCAACAACTTCCGACCAATGCCGATTACTTCTTTCTAGCGCACCGTCATAGCCTGTGCTGAGTTTTACAATAGGGTCAGACGCTATGGCACCCTTCACTTCATTGAACGCGCTTCTTGTAGCTACCAGTTGCTCATCGATTACTTTTACAGAGCCCGCGCGCTGATATGCAAGACCAGAAGTCACTGCATTATAGTTTGTACCGAAAGCAATGTCGTATTGAAGACCATCTAAGATAAGCCCTAGGTCTCTAGTGCAAGTGCCTTCATTAAAAGTAAAAGCTTCCAGAGTCTGAAGCGTTGTTACTGCAGAATCTAGCGTAGCAAAAGCATCTGAAAGTGATGTTCCCGCATTACCTTTTTTACCGCCCTTTGACACATAGTATACGTTTTCAGTGGGATCGTCACCGACCTGAACAACTTCGATATTTCCGTTTCTGTCTTGCTTGATGAACATTTTGCCATCATGCGTATTGATAGCAATTTCACCAAGTTGCAGATCGGAAATGCCGGGTCTTTTACCAGGTACAGAAGATTGTTTATTAATTAATCTTGTGTCTACCATTTTAAATCTCTACTGAGGTAATATTATATTTAGTGCGCATTTTAATAAGTCCCACCATTTAATTCTATGACAGACACTTGCCCAGCTCCAGTAATCGAAAACTGCGACGAATCAAAAGAAGCAACACCAGGTAAAGAAACTGTAGCAACATCAGCATCAACCGTCAAAGTGTTTGCAGAGTCATTGTATGTTAGTGTGATTGATTGACCACCAATCAAAAGATTGAAAACACTGCTGTCGATGAATTCTCTAAGAACTCTATCACCGACAAAAATATCGCCGTTAAATGTCGCAGAAGAATCAAAAGTTGTTGCACCACTAATGCTAAGATCACCAAGAATCGAAAGACTTGAATCAACTTGCAGACGATTGATGTTCGCAGAATCAAGCGTCGTCAACCCGGTAACATTCAGAGTTTCAGTAACAGAAAGCGCAGCGTCAATGGTAACTGCAGAGTCGAACGTTGACAATCGATTTACATTGATTGTGTTGAACGTCGAAGTGCCAGTCGCTAAGATATCATTTGCAATGAAAAGATTTGTTACTTTGAGGTCTTGAGCAGTTGCAGAGTCGCTAATATAAAGTCTTGTGATGCTTGCACTATCAATGAAGATTGCATCAGCATAAAACTCATCTATTCTTTTTGCAGAGTCTACTATCAGAGCGCTAGATGCTGTAAGTGTACCGTGAGCGTGATTTAGAAGATCGGTAAAGTATTTACCGCCGATAACTTCGATGCGTTCAGCGTAAACAACACCATTACTATCTGTTTCTGTGCCTACACCAATAAAGAGCCTGTCGCCGCCGTTACCAAATCCATCAACGGGGCTTCCAGAGTCTTGAAGCCACGAATACGCTAGCTCTCCTGTTCTAAGAACAAGAGGATCGCCTTGAGTACCAGAACGACGAATAAGAATCTGAGCGCGATCAGAATCAGATGGATAAACACGCCCATCGATTATTTGATTGTTTAAAATATTAGAAGCGCGCCATTCGCCTGCATCAGAATCGTAGACGAACAAAGAACCATCAACAGCACCAGTAGTGCTTAGCCCCACAATAGCATCGATGTCAGCACTAGAAGATATCACAGCCGTACGCAAAGGAGTGCCGTAAGTTATTTTGCTAACTAGCGTTACATTACCAGCTTGTACTATTTGATCTGTCATGCTGACCTCATGTGACAGAAGGATTAACTGTAATCAATCCTTCAAGTACCCTTTCTACGATGGTGTTTGAGTCGCTGTCTACATAAGATATTTCAACATCATAAACATATCTTTTTCTAGTATTTAGCGCATTTGTGACTACGTTTGTTAACGATAAGTTCACGATACCATCAGTTGGAGGAACAGTGACATACGCAGCAAATGCAACTTTATCTGAATCTGAAGTGCCGTACCGCGTACTCATTTTTGCAGCAGCAGAAAAACCAGACAAGTCTTTCACAGAGCCATCTTTGTTTGTCAGGTACAGATCAATTGAAACGTCTGTACCCTGATCAATTGTTAATTCTTCATATCGTGCCATAAGTCTTCTGTCCAGAAAAAAACCCTATGGCACTATTTATAAGAATTTAGGCGTGAATATCGTCAATAATCCAATCTTGAATGCCTTGAGACATTTCTGATCGATCAAGAATAAATGCGACAGTCATTCGTAATGAACTGTATGTTCTTGCTGTGTGATAAACTAGCTTATCTTCACCGTCTTCATATGCACCAAAGTATCCAGCTTTACACTGCCAACCAGGCTTATCAGGAATTTTTACGAATTCTTTTGTTCGATTGTCGTAGTGTTCCCAATAGCCATCACCTGTTTCTGACCATGTAAAAATAAAATTATATGCAGAAGCGTTTGCATTGTTATGCCAAGAGATGTAGCAACCTGGATGATAAATTGCAAATAGTGCGCTTCTTTTTAAGTTAAACGTTCTTTGTATCTTTTCAAAAAACCCGTTTTGTTTTTCTGTTACATGCGGGATTTTTGCTTGATGATTCTCTTCTTTGCTAAATCTAAGATGACCTAAAGTATACGAATAAAGAGCATTTACTTCTGGGAAACCAGCATGTGCTGGACCCATAGCTTTAATCTTCTCAAAATATTCGTGACTTGTGTACCAATCAGCCAGTTCAGGAGTAAATCTTTTCTCTTGTGCCATTTGCACTGTTTTATAATTTTCGTCTTGCACAAACCAAAGAGATTCATTAAGAATGTCTTTTGCAAAATCGTTTAAGGGTATATCTCTCATAAGAGGCACTAATTTTTCTGTCATAGCGTAAACTCCATGTGCTTAACATCTGCTGCCGACCAGTGTCTGAGAACCACTGGCTTTATATTGTGGTCATATTTATATCTAGAAAAATAATTCCACCTAGCATCATCTTCAAACACACCTACTTTTAGGTCTTTGTATTTTGGTTCTTTCTGCGTAAGCCACCAAAGCGTGAACTGATCCCATCTTGCAAGTGATCTTGGATACAAGTCTTCATCCCAAGAACCGTCTTCTTTTGTCGGCCACCAAGTTCCCGCATATTGCTTTACTGTAAGATCGTACCAATCTTGCATAAATTCTTTTACAAGGGGATTTCTCATATCGTAGAGACAAACTGCTCCACAAAGATAGAATTGACCACCCGGGAATTTAAGCTGTGCATAACAATACGATCTTTCTTCGGGAAGACCCGTAAACAGAACATCATAATCGCCTAGTTCGTCAAAGACATGTTCGATATCGCCATGTTCACATTCTGTGTCTGCATCAATATAAAAAGTGATATCATAGGGAGATTGCGCCATTCCCCACAACTTTGCTCTTTTATGATCATTACAAAAAATTACTTTATCCGCCATCTTTTCACGCCCATCAAGAAAGCGTTCTTCGGTGACAAGACAGAATTTTGCATCAGGATAAAACTCTAGAATCGACTCCATAAGATTCATTGCAAAAACATAAAAAACTTCTCTTCTTGATGCTACAATCACATAACCTTTAGTCGGCTCACTCATTTTTTTCTCCAAAATAACCAAGTTCTTTTGCAATCAAAATAGAGGTCAAAGCTTGCATTTCAATCACGTTTTTTGCTCGACGAATTTTGGATCTCATAGCACGATCATCAGAATTTTTTACTTCTTCGATTTCAAAAGCCTGGAGTTTCAGATTGAAAAGCTGTTCTAGTTCAACAGACTTTTTCTTTTGCTCGTGCTTTGCTCTAGCTTCGCGCGCTTCTGTTTCTTTTCTTTTTTTGCGCTCATTTGTATTCTCATCGATTTTTTGAATGCCCCAAGTTTGAACAACTTCTTTGTACATGGGGCATTCAGAACCATCNGANCGAATTCTAGCAAGTTGTANAACTTCTTTTTTCTGCTTACCATCAGGTTGATCAGTCAANCGAATNCATTTCATTACCGATCTGTCATCTGCTTCCCAAAAAGCATTATCTAAATATTTGTAACCCATAATAACTCCATATTTTAAGCAACACGAACATAAAGTGTGTAAGTTTCTATTGTTGTTGGCGTTGAAGAAAGAACTGCTTCTCTTAGATAAGCAACTGTTACTTCAATGTCATCCGCATATGCGGTTTCATAATTAATCCCTGTATAATCGTCCTGATAAGTTTCAATGTCATCGTCGCCTTCGAAATCACTAGTGTAATCTTCAGTGATTTCAGCACCACTATAGTCTGCACTAAACGGTAACCCTTGTGCAGCGCCTTCGTAAGTAGACTCTACTGTTCTTGTATATATGCTGCCGTCAAAATCAGACAGATATTCTGATTCGTAATCTTGCTCAATATACTCTTGTGCATAAGCTTCATTAACACCATCTGCTTCATAATCTGGTGTGTAATTTCCGCTATATGTATCGCTGAATGTAGCAAGGTAATTACCAGTGTAATCAATCGTATTTGTTTCAGTATATGTAGCTACAAAGTCGCCGCTATACGCTTCAGTAAAGTTACCAGTGTAAATGCTTTGGAAATTGCCAGAATAATCTTGCTCATAATTTTGAATGAAATCTCCAGTGTATTCATCTTGATAATTTCCGATATATGTCTCAAGGAAATCACCTGTATATTGGCCTTCAAAGATTTCTGTAAAGTCACCAGTATAAACTGTTTCAAAGTTTCCAACATACTCTTCTAAGAAGTTGCCGGTATATTGACCTTCAAAATTCTCTGTAAATTCAGCAGTGTATTCAGACTGATAAGCGCCGCCGTAAATTTCTACGAAAGTTCCGACGTATGTACCAGCATAATCAGAAGCGTATTCTGAAGTATATGTGCCAGCATAATCACCTGTATATTCATCAAGGTAATTGCCCGTATACTGATCAGTAAATCCTGCAGTGAAATCGCCTTGATAAGGAGATTCATAGTCGCTTTCATATGTCTCTATGAAATTACCAGTGTACTGATCATCAATGTATGTAGTCTCGTAATCAGCGACATAAATGTCGATGAAGTTACCTGTGTACTGCCCCTCAAAGATTTGAGTAAAGTTACCAGTATAGTCAGTAAGGAAATTGCCTTCATAAGTATCTGAGAAATCACCAACGTATTGACCTTCGAAGATTTCAACAAAGTCTGCTTGATAATCTTCTAAGAAGTCACCAGTGTACTCTAGAACGAAATCACCAGTATATTCTGCGTTAAAGCTTGCTGCAAAAGTACCTATATAATTGCCTGTGTAGTCTTGAGGATTGTCAGAAGTAAAAGTTGCTAAGAAATTACCAGTATATTCTGCAGCAAAGTTTCCTGTGTACTGCCCTTCAAACTGAGCAATAAAGTTACCAGTATATTCAACTGCAAAATTGCCTGTATAGCTTTGAACGAAGTCACCAAGATAAGAGCCTTCGTACTGGCTCAGATAATTACCTAGGTATTGCCCTTCGAAAGAAAGCGAAAAATCACCTTGATAAGTTTCGACAAACGTACTAGTGTATGAAGAGCCTGCAAAAGTATTCTGGAAAGGAGAATCAAAATTGCTTGCATAGTCACCAGTGTATGTTGCTAAGAAGTTACCAATATATGTGGGTGCTTCATAGCTTGCTGTAAAGTTACCAGTGAACTGCGTTGTTCCAGACGCTACAAAGTTTTCAGCAAAATCACCAGTGTAAATTGGAGCAGAGAAAGGTGATGTAAAATCACCAGTGTAACTAGGTCCAGTGAACTGCGTTGTTCCAGACGCTACAAAGTTTTCAGCAAAAGCAGCAGTGTAAATTGGAGAAGAGAAAGGTGATGTAAAATCACCAGTGTAACTAGGTCCAGTGAACTGCGTTGTTCCAGACGCTACAAAGTTTTCAGCAAAAGCAGCAGAGTAATCGCCGGTGTAGTTAACAGAAACAGAGCGTCTTCTTACAGCATACCACCTATCAGTTCCCGCCTTTGTAGTGGCTGTTGTAAAAGGATTGATTGCGCGCTGATATTCATATCCGCCAGTAGTCCATGTAGCAGGGCTGCTAGGAGGTGGGACTCCTATAAACGTACTATTCCAATAAAGAGTAGTAGGTACACCGTTAAACTCCCGCCAGTAATAAACTGGGGCACTAAGGCTTTCAAAATATGAAGTCCAAGCATCAGGACTAGTATAAGTTTCTAGATCAGTACCGACAAAATCACCGGTGTATGTCTGAGAGAAATCGCCGGTATAAACACCTGCGAAATTCTGTGTAAAGTTGCCTGTGTAAGTTGCTTGGAAGCTTGCAGTAAAATCACCGGTGTATGTCTGAGAGAAATCGCCGGTATAAATTTGAGTGAAGTCGCCTGTGTAAACACCAGCAAAGCCAACTAAGAAGTCACCAGTGTATTGCCCTGCAAAATTACCCTCGTATCCAGAAGTGTAGTCGCCTGTGTACTGACCTTCAAACGAGAAATCGAAGTTTCCTGTGTATTGTACTACAGCATCGCCTGTGTATAAATTATCAACATAGTTTGATTCAAACGAAGTTTCATATTGCACAGCGGCTTCAAATGATGCTACAAAGTTACCAGTGTACGCCAACAAGAAATCGCCGACGTATGTCTCGACAAACGATGCTTCGTACTGTGCAGAAATGAAGTTATTTGTAAACTCTGCTGTGTAAGTGTCTAAGAAGTCGCCCGTGTAATTTGTTTCAAAATTACCAGTGTAAGTATCGGTTTCATAGTTTTCTTCGAATTCACCAGTATATTGTACAGCATCGAAAACGATAGTTGCTCGATCTTCATAAGTTTCTGTGAAGTTACCAGAGTATACTACAGCAAAGTTACCAGTGTATTGATCGTCGACATAAGTATCAGAAAAATCACCAGTGTATTGAGTTAAGAAATCACCAGTGTAGGTAGACTCGTAATCGCCTGTATATTGCGGTGCTGCGAAAGTGTCAACAAACTCAGCAACATAATCAGTCAGATATTGATCAACGTACTGACCTTCAAATGTTTCTGTGAAGTCGCCCGAATACTGATCGATAAAGTTACCTGTGTATTCAACTACAAAGTTACCTGTGTATTGACCTTCGAACTGAGCAGTGAAGTCACCAGTGTAATCCGACGCATATTCACCACTGTAGTTGTCGATGAAATCGCCTGTGTAAAGCCCTTCATAAGGCTCTTCGAAATCACCAGTGTAAACTAGTACGAAGGGTCCTTCGTAAATTTCAGTAAATTCTGCACTGTACTGACCTTCAAAAGTATCTTGGAATTCACCAGTATATTCACCCAGGAAGTTATCGGTAAAGTCGCCAGTGTAGATTGTTTCGAAGTTACCAGTGTATTCGCTTTCATAGTCAGTAGCATATTGCCCTTCAAAGACTTCTGTGAAGTCACCAGTGTACTCTTCGGTATAGTTTCCAGTGTAGGTGTCTAAGAAGTTGCCTGTATACTGCCCTTCAAAGTTGTCAGTAAAGTCACCAGTGTATTCTTCAATGAAGTTGCCTTCATATCCAGAAACATAGTTGCCGCTATACTGCCCTTCGAAGATTTCTGTGAAGTCACCAGTGTAGTTCTGAGTAAAGTTACCAGTGTAATCAGAAACATAATTGCCGGTATAGCTACCTTCAAAGTCGTCAACAAAATCACCAGTGTATTCTTCAATGAAGTTGCCAGTGTACTGATCAACATAATCACCGGTATACTGACCAGCAAAAATGTCAAGGAAATCGCCGATATATTCTTCGACAAAATTACCAGAATATTCGTCTACATAGTCACCTGTATATTGACCTTCAAACGGCGCTATGAAGTTACCAGTATATTCTTCAATGAAGTTGCCGGTATAGCTCGCCAAGAAATCGCCGGAGTAAACACCCAAGAAAGTGACTTCGTAATTTGTCTCGTAATCCGAAGTATAGTTACCTTCATAGTCGCTAGCATAATCGCCGGTGTATTGACCTTCGAACGTATCTAAGAAGTTGCCAACATATTCTTCAACAAAGTTACCGATATAATCAGATTGATATTCACCAGTATACTGCCCTTCAAAGTTGTCAGTAAAGTTACCAACGTATTCTTCTAAGAAGTTACCAGTGTACAAATCGTCAACATAATTTTCGACAAAGTTACCAGTGTAAGTATTTACAAAATCACCAGTGTAATCGGAAATGTAATTACCAGCATAAACGTCTTGCTCATAATCCGTTTCATAATTTCCTGTATAAACTTGAAGGAAATCACCAGTGTAAGTACCAAGGAAGTTCTGCAAGAAGTTACCAGTGTAGTCAGAAACATAGTTTCCGCTATACTGATCGTCAACGTAATCAGACTCATAATCACCAGTGTAATCAGAAACATAATCACCAGTATAGTTTTCTAAGAAGTTACCGGTGTATTGCTCTTGAACATAAATATCTTCAAAAGAGTCAGTGAACGTTTCAAGGAAATCACCAGTGTATTGACCTTCAAACACATCTTCGTAATCAGAAGCGTAACTATCAGTGAAGTTACCAGTATAGGTGTCTAAGAAGTCACCGGTGTATTGACCTTCAAAATCGCCGCTGTAAATTTCAATGTAATCGGTAATGTAGTCGCCAGAATATGTTACTGTGAAGTTACCAGTATAGATTCCCTCATACCCTGAAGTATAAGTGCCAGAATAAGTACCCTCATAATCAGACTCATATGTCTCTGAATATTCGCCGCCGTATTGATCGACAGGAACTTCTTGCTCGTAATCTGTGATATAAGAATCTGTCAGGTAATCGACAACAAAATTACCAGTGTAGACAACATTTTTTCCTGTTGCACTAACATAATCTGTTAGATAATCACCAGTATAAGTTGCTTCATAGTTTGCAGCAAACGTTCCTGTGTATGCAGTCTGGTAATCAGCATCTAGAAGCGTCACATATGATTGTTCGAAAACAATATTCGCTTCTGTGATATAAGGACCANAAGAAAATGTTTGTTCGTAAACACCAGCAGTAAAATTAGTGGCATAATCGCCCAAAGTTGGAAGACCCACTATTTGTCTTAAGTAACCACCATAGTTAGCTTGAATGAATCCAACATAGCCAGCTTGATAATCAGTAACAGCTGTAAAGATTCCCGTTGGACCTACATAGGTGACTTGAGGAAAGGGGCTAAGATATGCTTGGTTATCATAACTAGCTGTACCAAAAATATAATCTCCTACACCTCGAGGTACAGGTGTTGTATAATTACCTGTATAAGTTGTGCCCGCAGGAGTGTATGTGCTAACAATACCGCCAGCATAAGTATTTCCGTATATCTCTGAATAACCTAATATTTCCGTGTATGTAACTTCAAGATCCGACAATGGGCCCATATAATCAGGCCATTGTTCGATCTGATGAAAGGGCCCTATTTCATATTCTGCAGTCGTAAACGTTTCAAGCTCTTGAGCTTCATAAGTAACTGTGTACAATTCTTCAGCATTTGCTTCGTCATAAGAAACAACGTATGGATCTTCGACACCACCAACGAAGCCACCACCTTCAAACTGTCCGATTGTCACTTTTCCTAGATAAGCGTCGCCTGTACCGACATATTCTTCTGAAATGTATTCTCCAGATTCAGACCCATCTATATAAGTTCCTACATAGCTTCTTGAATAAGATCCATCATGAAGTCCAAGATAAAGAGTAACTATATCGCTAACATATGTTGAGACATAAGGATCGATATAGTGATCTGAAATGTAATCGGTACCTTCATAAGCAATGAACCCAGCGCCCGCATAGGCAATATTACCGGAATACGTGCCGATAGGACCACTGTAATTTGCTACCGCGGGCCCGGGCGTCAAATAATCTACATATGAGTCACTAAGATATTCAACAGCAAAAGACTCACCTAGATAATTCGTGTCACTTGAATACACAGTCCCAGCGGCGAACTGTCCGGCGGGACCATAGTAAACAAGCCCTATATAAACTATAGGTCCCACAAAATTGCCTGGTCCTGCATAAATTCCACTCGAATTTAAAAGTTTAGGGCCTTCATACGTTATAGGGCCTTCATTTATATAATGAGCACCATAAGTAACTGGTGCAAGATCACCGACAAAAGCAATACCGTCTGTCGTACCAGACGCTGGAGGCTCAACCTCGGGCAGCTGCCCGGGTATTATAATATCACCAGGAAGTATGATCTCCTCGCCCCCAATATAATATTGCAGAGGCCCGTAATAAGTAGTTTGGTTTTCAAAACCACTATAAGGTGTAGCAAATCCCTTCGCCCCAAAAAGTTGGTCAGGTCCTTCATATGAATTTTGAGTATATAAGTTTTGACTTTCATATGGATTACCTGGACCGACATATACAGTTGTATCACCGCCAGAACCATATGTCCCCGCAAAAGTTTCAAGGTCTGTACTACCAGCTTCATAAGGAGGTGTACTAAAACCCCCGCCAGGACCATAATAAGTAGAGGGAGGACCTACATACGAACCCAAATAATCTATTGAGTCGGGGTAACTATATCCTGTAGTATAAGCGGGAACGCCTTGATACACTGAAAGCGCGCCGAAGCTCCCAAAAGGACCATAATAGGTGGTAATTGGAGGTGCAAGATAGCTACCTTCATATCCTTCATAACCTCCATACGATTGTTCTCTAATGGAAAAAGTCGCAATAAAACCACCAGTGAGATAATCACCAATATACTCGTTAATAACTGTATAAGTATTGCCGAGATTACCCTGGTAAACTTCATTTGAAGTCTCATAACCACCGCCATAACCAGACAGATAGACGTTATCTTGACCGTCTCCTGGTTGAAGATCGTCTGTATAACCAGACGTATAGGGTATAGCGTCAGTAAATGCTGCACCTAGTGAGAGATATCCAGCGTCGGGTCCGCCATCGGGAAAAGCACCATAAGTCGGGTTGGTTATATAATTAACGGTGGCGCCCCCGGGGACGATGCCAAAATAGTTGGCGGCATCTCCAGAATAAGGAGGAGCTTCGAAAACATCCCCGCTTTCGAAATTTTCCCCTTGATAGCTGCTGTCTAAGTAACCATCTTGATAAGATTGTTCGTATACATTACTTCTTTCTGCAAATAATGTTTCATAAGTATCCACATAAGGACCAATGTAAAAAGCAGGGTTTGACCCAATAAACCAACCTAAAGGACCTAAGTATGCTACAGTAAATACACCTTGCGGTCCATAATAGAAGGTCCCGAGCAATTGCGGGATACCAAGTTGGTTAGGCCCGCGGCCGCCTTCTATATAAACATTCGGGCTATAAATCACACCTTCATAAATATCATCAAGAGAGAAGAGCCCGGACTCAAAAAACTGAGAATAGATGTCAGCATCATAATTGCCAGTATAATCACCAGTATAACCTAAAGCATCTGGGCTTTCGAAACCTCCGACATAAGTACCTATGTAATCTGCTGGTGTATAAGTTCCTACATATGAAGGGACATAACCAACTGCCACATCATCACTTAGAGTTTCAGGTCCTGTGAAAGTTGTGACGGTAGGATATCCAGGATCGCCAGTCAAGGGACCTGAATACCCAGTAGGTTCGCCGGTCACTATTATAGGATCGCCTTCTGAAATATATACTTCTTCGTAGCCACCACCAACATAAGAACCAGTAGGCCCAGTATATGATATAGAGAAGAATATATAATCAGCTTGATAACTGCCTGAAAGTGTTCCTGTGTAGTCAATTGACCTCTCGCCGGAATAACTGCCACTAGGACCATAATAAACCGTTCCACGATCTGGAGCGACGGGCACCCCTGAGGTATAATTTATAAAATTATCATCCCCACCAGGCACATAGCCGTGGACGTAAGACACACCGCCAAGATAATAGTCAGTGTTTAGAAAGTTGTCAGCGCCCGAACTGGTGCTCGGGCTTTGATAAGTTTGCGCATAAATATTTCCATCACCTGTCCCAGCGACATATGTTATGCCGCCAGCCGCGAGATTTGGGGCAACACCTGGGGGAGTATTCGGAGGCAGATACTGACTATTAACATAATTACCATCACCTTGCTGATAATTCTGTTCGTAATATCCTGATCCAAGATAATCACCAACGTAAATCTCTACATCACCTCTAAAATAAGTGGTAGTATCTACGTCATCTTGATCACCAGTTGTGTAACCTCCGCCTTGAAAATCTTGAACATAATCAGAACCGCCATAAGCTGTTGTGACAGTTCCAACGTATTCTTCGACATATCCTTGCGAGTAAACTTCAGGCGTGTTGTAAAGAGTCTCGTAGGGAGTGGGATTGTCAAATGTCGCTTCATATTGTTCTGAATTATAAATTGTAGTAAAGGTGCTTTCATATCTTCTTTCATAATCAAACTGATAATCCGAAAGATAATCGCCAGTGTATGTTGCAGCACCTTCGTAGCTGCTATATGTTAGTTCAGCTTGAGCATACGCTTCTTGGAAAATTAGAATGTAAGCCTGATTATAATCGCCTGTATACTCTTGTGTATATTGGCTAGCGTAGAGACTGTCTTGGTAGTTTGTATCGTAAGAAGATTCGTAGTTATCGCTGATGTAAGTGTCTAAGAAATCACCAGTATAATTTGTACCGAATTCGTTTGTATAAGTTTGTTCGTAATCGCTCTGATAAACACCATCGATATAATTTTCAACAAAGTTACCAGTGTAGTCCGTAAGAAAATCGCCAGTATATTCAGAAACATAGTTGCCTGTATACTGATCATCAACATACTCTTCTAGGAAGTTACCAGTATAGTCAATTTCGTAAGACGAAGTGTATTGCCCCTCAAAAGTTTCAGTGAAATCTCCTGAGTAAACTGTCTCAAAATTGCCAGAATAAATTTCTAAGAAGTTACCAGTATACTGCCCTTCAAACGACTGAACAAAATCGCCACTATACACAGACTCGTAGTCGCCAGTGTAAATATCGTCGATATATTCTTCAATGAAATTACCAGTGTAATCTACTGTATAATCAGTGATATAATTACCAGCAAAAGAGGTTACATAATCACCACTATATGTCTCTAAGAAGTTACCTGTGTATGACGATTCATAATCACCGGTGTATTGACCTTCGAACGATTCTGTAAAATCGCCAGTGTATGGAGACTCGTAATCACCAGTATAGACTGCATCAATAAAGTTTTGAGCAAAATCACCAGTATATGTTTCAAGAAAATCACCAGTGTACGCAGA